AAATCCCAAGTCTTAACCTGTTCTGGAAGAATATATTTATAATCACTATAATATTTGAAATCTTCATTATACAAATCACATATTGCAGCGATTGTATCTACGATAACTCCGTCAAAATCACAATAAAGTTTTATACATCATCACTCCCAATCTAATAATATGTTTGGACATTTATTATTCTTGTCCAATTTATAATTTTCTCTTAGAATTAACACATTATATGGAATATTCTTGTAATACCTTACACATTCCATATAAGGACAAGTCCTATTACTGCAATAGATCTTATTTTTCTCTGTTATTCTTTTCTTTGATTTCATCTAACTCCTTACATATTAAGGCTGTCTCAAAAGCTGTTCTATTTTCGTTATGTACAATATAATCAACTTTCTTAGATATATGTCTAAAGTCCTTTTTGTCAGCCTTATACCTTCTTTTAGATTCAGTTTTATCAACATCTCTATTCAGCATTCTTCGCTTAATTTCTTTATTGGACACTTTAATATAAATAACCGTTACATTATCATTAATCTTATTCCTTACTTTATTTAAAGCATCAGGTGTAAGAATAATAACTGAATGAGATGTCTTATAATCTTCAAGTAATGAACCATAATACCAAACTCCTGAGACGGTTTTATATATTCTGTACTCTGCAAAACTACCACAATTAATCTTGGTTAAGAAATTCATCTTATCTAAGAAATGATATTCTCTTCCATCAATCTCACCTGGTCTTGGTGGTCGTGTAGTACAAGTTACAATCTTGTTGTAACCCATCTTCGCTAATTCCTTAACCACCGTATCTTTTCCTGAACAAGATTTACCTACCAATATAATCATATTTTTTCAAATCCTTTCATATCATCAACAAATCTTTTTACTACAGATGAATCATCGCAATATAGACACACGTTAATTGGTTCAAGTAAGTTTAACGAAAATATTGCCATGATTGATTTTGCATTGACTTCATACCTGTGTGACTTAATTGTTATTTCTTCATCATACTTCGTAACTCGTTGAATCGTATCTAAAGTAATAACCGCCGTTGTCTCTAACATAGTTACTCCCTTTCATAAATTCTTATATAAGCTATTTCACCTTCAAATCCATCTATCTTAGATACATCTCCTGTATTACCCCAACGATTTGAGATATTAGGAATGAGTGTGTTTGTATGTACTACAAACTCAACAATTGAACCATTTGCAACTGTATACTGGTTAAGAGAATCTGTATGTTCATCATCTTTAACATCAGCTAAGATACATGGAATAACTTCTCCATTTTCAAGCACAATATCGAACTCAGTTCCTATATCAGTTGAATAAAATGAGCCTAAAGCGCAAGCATATCTATTACCAATCATATATATTCCCGTGTTATAATCAAGAAGAAATGTTGATTTCATAGCATATTGCTTTGAGCTTTTATCCCTAATAGTATCTGCGTCCATATAGGATTTAAAAGGCTTATTTTCTGGAACAGGATAATCTGTATACTTTTCCAAATATTCTTCAATTTCGCTCTCTAAACTCTCATATTCCCTAGCGATAATTTGTTCCATAGCTTCTTTTTCTTCTAACTCTTTTCGAGTCTTTTCTTTTTCAAGATTCTTCTTTAGGTCAGTAAATACTCTTGAATATATGTACTGACCTTCCTGTGCTGCTTCAGCAGTTTGTATATTATTTTGTCCCCATAAGGGGACTATACAAGTTAAAGCTGAAGCAGTTAATAACGAACCCGCTATTAATCTTCTCACCTTACTTATCTTTATCACCTGCTTTCTTTTAGTATGAAATTGATTAATCTCAATAGAATATTCTCTGATTACTGAATCATTTTTAAAAAATCTTCTTCTGAAATAATTGGGATATTAAGCGATTTTGCTTTCTGATTTTTAGACGATGTGGAATTTAGATCATTGTTAATAAGATAAGATGTTTTAGAACTTACAGAACCTACGACTGTACCACCATGAACAACAATATCGGATTTTAACTCATCACGATTTTTATAATGATTGACAGAACCTGTTACAACAAATGTTTTACCTTGTAATGTTTTTGGAGTTTCATCTAAGACTATATTAGGCTTATCAAATATAAACTCGTTTGCTAATTGGATTATTTCTGAGTAGTGTTCTTTCCAATAAGTATTAAGTGAATTTATTAATGTATCTCCAATACCTGGTAAATATCTAAAATATTCTGCACCTTTGATTGTCATTTCATCAATAAATGTATCGAAATCACAATCAACTGCTTCTGCAATCATTTTACTTGCTGACTTGCCCAGTAATGGAATTGATAAAGCATAAAGAAAACGCTCAAGATTTGTATTACGGGATTTTTCAATAGAACCAAGAAGCTTTTCGATAGACTTTTCACCAAAACCATCAAGTACAATCATATGTTTTTTATAGTCTGATAAATGATAAATATCTTTAATAGAAGTTACCCAACCAAACTTAATTAATCTATCGAGAGTAGATTCTGATAAACCTGAAATATTAAGAGCCGACTTGGATACGGCATGTGTAAGTTTACCAAGTAATCGTCCCTTACAATCCTCATTAGTACAATAAAGAACTTCTGAATCGTTATCCTTGATAATTCTTGTAGAAGCTCCGCATATTGGACAAACAGATGGTATATCAAGAAATTGTTTATTAGAACTATTCTGATTATCATAATCTAATTGTTCTGCCCATCTTAC